TTTCAGTTCCGTCTTTTTCCTTTTTCTTGCTGAGATGAATAATGGTAGAAGCAGCGTACTTAAGACCAGAACCGCCCCCCATCTCTTTAGTAGGTACGTAAGCGCCAATGACATCGTAGGTGTGGTTGGTAACAATCATAGGAATGTTTGCCTGACCCAACTTAAGAGTGAGCATACGGAAGGCACCTTTGATCAGTTGGGATTTGGTCATATCCCGAACTTGTTTATCGTTGAGTGCGTCAGTAATCTCTTTCTCAGTGGAAAGCATACCTAAAGAGTCTAACACAAACATACAAGGTTTGCGTTCTTCTAAAGGTTTTTTTAAGTATATATCTACTGCCTTGAGTGCCTTGCTACGGAACTCCTCAACAGTAACGACATTGACTACAACTAACCGAGTGAGGTCAATACCCCTAGATTCAAGTAGGGACTTGTTGACGGCAGCCTCAGTATCAAAGTAGAGACAATAACCATCGGGGTTAGAATCAAGAAAATTCTTAACCACAGCGAGAGAAAAGAAAGTCTTTCCAGTAGAAGACTCTCCAGCAATAGCAGTAATCTTATTCCCAGATACACCACCAAATAGACTACCTGAAACCAGTGCATTAAAAATGTACGAACCTGTGTCCACATAAGTTTCAGTCTCGTCAATGTCTGCTGCTAGTTTAGTGTAGTCATCACCAATCTCTTTTACAATATCTTTTAAGAAGTCCATCAAGCAACCATCCCGTATTGTTCACGAAGAATTTTTTTATAAGGCAGGTCCTGCTCACGCAGTTCCTTTACCAGTTTGAGTTTTTGATACAAAGCAGTATCTCCACCAAGAGCCATTGCATTTACAATAGTAGTAAGCTCTTTGTCGTCAATAGGAAGATCCATTAAAAGAAAAACGATTCTAGGTTTACAGTTTTTTCGACAGACCACCCAATGGCATCAAGAATAGACTTGAGGGGTTCTACAAAACTCTTCTCAAATTGTAGGTCATAGTCGATGTATTTGTCAAGACCAAGTTCCCGTGGGAAGTCCTGAATGAAGGAGATAATATTCTCCTGAATGATATTTGGTTTTTTCAGATAGAGGAACTTAATCTTTTCCCCGTTACTAATAAGTGAATATTTATTGGTCAGTTTCTTCTGCTTCACATAGTGATTAAAGAGTAGTGCTCCACGACAATGAATAGGAGTGCCCTTAGTATAAATGTCAGATGAAGAGTGATATTTGCGGATATCAGAAGCAGTTCGGGGGAATGCAATCTCTTCAGGAGGAAGACTTCTAAACTTCACTCTACATTCTTCGATGAAGTCAATAACCTCATCTTCAGTCCCGTTCATCATCAGTTTGAGACCATCTTTAATCATCTGACGGCAAGGAGCAGGTGTAGAAGACTTGACTGCCTCAATGCCCATCATCTTCAGTTTGGGTTCACTATACTGAACACCCTCACTGTTCCATACGTTGAGAATATAACGCTTCTTCGCAGTCCAGATACCACGCTCAGCAATATTCTCACGCTTCATAAACATCATTTGGTCATATGCCGAAACATAATCCGCAAGGTTCTGATAACTTTGTTCGATGAACGGTTCCAGTTTATCCTTACAGATCTTGTCCAGAATTGCAACGACTGCGTTTTTATCATCAGACTTATTACCAAAAAATTTAGTAACAAGAGGTCCCATATTAAGATAGATTGAATCGGTATCCGATGCGATAACATAGTCTACTTCTTCAGTTTGCAAAAGTTTATTTAGATACTCATTTACTTTGTTCTCAATCCAGCGGATAGAGACTTGCCCAGAGAGTGTAATCGCTTCTGCATTTGCGAGTTTGTAATATCGAAAATACTGGTTACCAATAGCACCATAAGCAGAGTTAAGTTGAATCTTGCGAGCCATCTGGATATTGTTACACCGTGCAATTTCTTTTTCAAGAGTTTTTGTGGGTGTCTTTTCATAATCCTGTTTAGCAGCAAGCATTTTCTTCTTGAAGACAGTTCGATCTTTATAGATCTTCTCCATCAATTCTGGAAGAAACCCGCGCACATCTTTACGATACATCGCTCCGTTAGCGCATACCGCGTTGTCCTTATACATCTCAAAGGTGATCTCTTGGTTTAGGATCCTTTCAACAGTCGCGCTGGGATGTCTGTCCTCACAGAGGGTCTCTGGTGAGATGTTGTACTGCATAATAAGGTGAGGGTACAGACTATTAAGGTCAAAAGACACAACCCAATCATACTTTCCAGGAATCGGTTCCTTGACGTATGCTCCTGCATATTTGGAGTCCTTATCAGAACGTTCTTTAGGAGGAATAACAATATTCCTATCCTTTAAATAGTTATAAATGATCGTATCCCACATACGGACTTGTGAGAATACGTCAGCATAATTTGCCTTGGCGTCATACGCCATAGTCACGGCAAGTTCGATAAGTTTCATCTTGTCTTCCATACGGTCAACAAGTTCCACGTCAATGATGTTGTACTCAACAAACTTCTGCCAACCGTGAGTATAGAAGTCCTTGAAAGTATCAAACTCACTGTGGTCTAGTTTCTTCTGACCAAGTTCTACACTGGCGATGTAGTCAAGGCGATACGATTCCTGCGCTTTATAAGTGAACTTTTTATAAAGCTGAAGATAATCAAGTTGAGTGATACCGCCAACATCATATGAAATGTGCTTACGACCAGCAATAAAAGTTTCTCGTTCTGTGACCAGTCCCCAAGGAGACATACGCTTCATGAGTTTCTCACCCAACACCCTGTCCAAACGACGGACAAGGTAAGGAATATCGTACAACTCAATGTTCCAACCAGTGACGACTTCGGGAGTATTCTCCTCTACCATCCACCAGTTGATAAAGTCAGTCAACAAGTCATACTCACTGGAGAATGAGCGATACTTGACGTTCTGCTGTTTATTATTAAAAGGACCTTGACCCCAGGTGCGAATCTGTTTGGTAGCATAGTCCTGAATGGTAATCAAAAGAACTTCTTCAGATGCAGATTCTACATCAGGGAATCCATTCTCAGACTTAACCTCAATATCAAGAGTAGTCAGTTTAATCTTGTTAGTATCAAACTTGATTTCTTCCTCTGGATATTTGTCGGAAATGTACTGGTAGATATAACCAGTATTACCATAGATTTTAAAGTTTTCTACGTTCTCATACTTCTTGATGAACTCACGGCAGTCACGAACCGAACCAGGTTGAACTGCTTCAACATATTCTCCATTAAGAGTTTGGTATTTGGTTTTCTTATTGGAAGGCACAAAAAGGGTCGGGTTGAACCTCTCCCGAGTCATGAAATGTTCTCCATTTTCATAACCTCGGACCAAGAAGTGGTCCCCGACCATTTGAACGTTTGTATAAAATCTCATTCTCCAGTTAGTTCCAGATACTTTTCAATAACTTCTTCTGTTGGGTCTGCGATAGTCAGAATATCCTCTGACCGAATCATTAGTTCTCTCTGGTTGGTTGCCTTTGGCCAAGGAATCATATCATCAATGCTTCGAAAGAGATATGGATTGATCATCCTACAATTAGGGTCACCCAACTGAGCATCAACTTCAACAACCTCGCTGATAATAACATTATCAACGTCCATCAGCAAACACTTAATCGACTTGTCCATTTACTTTCTCCTGATACATTTCAACAATGGAATTTAGTGGTTCAACAATAGTTACAATCCAGTCTGGAGTAACAAGAACATCTTCATCTTCAGTCAACAAAATCCATGGAGACAATGTAATCTCTACGTTTCTATCATCAACAGCATTCTCATCTTCAGTAAGAAGAAGAGTTCTATTTACTTGAACTTTATGTGGTTTATTGAAAACATAACCACGGATGCTATCTTCCGATACAAGTTCCTTTACATCAGAAACAACTTGTTCACCAGACTTCAACAGTGTTAACTTAACAGACATTTTTAGTTGTTTTCCTCCAGTCATTCTACCAACAAAAAGGGGAGGCGTCAACTGGTTTGTGCCAGTTACCTCCCCGTCTGCGCCGACGATATTCGATACTATTTAGAGATAGTCCTTACGGGCGTGATGCTCTGGTACTATTTTCCCAAGTACGATCCGTAGAAGTCCGTCTTCGAATACAACGTCCCTGACTTCTGTGTCGTCGGATAGAGTCCACGCTCGTTGAAAACTTCTGCTAGCCAGTCCCTTGTGGATAAACGTCC